AACCAAACAACTCATGAGCAAGACGAGTATAAGACGAGATGTTCTCGTCAGATAACGTCCGATCATGGGTCCTCACCTCACTTTCACACTCGATGTACTTTTGTATGGCTGCATCTACTCTTGTATCACTACAGGGTAGATTAACCTTACTGTAAAACAGAGTAATCTGTCTTACAGCATGGATTGCATCCACGCTAGGGACATCGAGTAGGTATCCACTATGAAGGTCGAACACAAGGCTGGTGAAACCCGAGAGAAATTTCGGGAGACGCCCAGATTTTGAATAACCAACAAAATCTGTGTGAGTTACCTGACCCTGGTCCAAGCATCTTTCGAAGCTTTTTCCAAAATCAGGTAGGGATATCGTAAGAAACGACATCCCCTCGTGTTCAACCCGATCCGAGATTCTTTTGAAATCTCGGATGGTGCTAGTGCAACACCGTGTGCCCATATCATTGAGCACACATTGCAGAAGTAGTAATTGGCTTTTCACTACGTCCTCCTAAATGGGGGTACGGAGTCCAAACGCCAATGACTACGACCCGTTACCAGTTACGACTCGCCACCCAAAAGCTGGGTGACGCGTGCACCGGAAGAAGCAGTGAGGTAGGCCGTGAGGCCGTCCACGATCTGCTTCTGCTCTGTGATGGTGTATCCATACTTCGGCACGTCGCACACGATGTAAACACTCATCGAGTACGGCACGTTGAGGCTGGAATCCATCACATCTGCAGCAAGCTTCTGGTGATCAAGGCGAAGAGTTCGTCGGAAACGCTTTCCATAAGCGTGACTGATCGAAAGCTTGACCTCACCGTCGTCCTTTGAAAAGGCTCCGGTATCGAGGCCACTGCCAGTTCGCGCGAGCGACTTGGCAATCGCATTGATAGTAACTGATTGGGGATCGGCAAAAGCCATTGACTCTACTCCTGACTTACAACGGAGATTTTCCGTTGTTTGGACCTATCCACTGTTGTGGAAAGGCTTAAATCGATGAAGGATGACTCATCAGTCATACTTCATCGAAGGTCCGGAACCCCTGGCTAAGCCAAGGGCACCGAGGATGGCCCATTGCCGCCCCGTAAACGTGGCGGGGTTGAGCCCGAATCCATAAGGTGTTGCCTTGTACCGCGTCTTTACTGTAGTAGTAAAGCGTTGGTCCGTTATCACACTAGCGTTGTTCCGCTTCATGCGGGCACCGCGGTGTGATTCCTCGACTACATGTGTGCGTCTCCGCATGATGTAGCCGTAAGGCATCACAAGGCCGTCTTGACGAAAGGCTGACAGGTTATGCAAAACATCACCTGTATTCAGCCCCCAATCTGCGGCCCAGGACCAAGGGGTAAGATTCCAAAGGACTTCAGGCGTTAGCCTTGTCCCAAAGAGTTTTGAAGCAATTGCTTCATTACGTTTTACGCTGCTTCCAAAACTAGATGGAGGCGGAACGTAATACGTAAAAGCTCCGGAAAACCACGTTTCCTCGTGTGTACGAGTAATCGTGGTTCTTACACCTTGCGCGTTCCAGTACCCTGTCTTAAGTCCGGGATTAGGCCATGTGGCCGTCTCAGACTTAGACGTGGTAATGGTAGGCGGAAAAACGTACCTCCGATGTAGAAGTTTTCCTGACTCTTGAAGAAAACGCTGGACGTAGATGTCTCTACGCCTAACGAGATCGTTAAAAGTTAGGATTTCATTAAGGAGAGGTCGCCACCCAAACTCGGCATTAAGGTATTCTTTGCCCGCTTCACGCGCGCGAAGAGTCCTTCCTTGCCAAGATTGAGCGCCGACTAGTTGAGGGATTCCCTCACTACGAAGCTCTCCAATGAAGACCAATGCATCGGATATGGGATTCGTTGGCAGAACACGAGCAATCGCGCTAGTCCCAAGACCAATGAGTTCAGAACTCAAAGGAATGAGAGGAGCGGGAAAGCTTGAGTCCGTGACTGAAGCGTCACGAGCGAAGTACTGTCCTCGGTAATTATACGCGAAGACATTACTATCGTCTGTCACGGTACGGTTATGAACCTGGGGTTGAACATTTTCCCAGTATTCACGCCGTACCACCGAAAAGGGTCCTCCGATATCACCAGGGGCACCTTTACCGAGTAACTGGTAAGGATGCCCGAAGGATGTACGGAGTTCCTGGGTCCCATAAGCCTGGCGAGGGAGGGTCGTGTACGCAGGACTTGAAGATGGGTTTGAAGAGGCATTGCCTCTCCATTCCTCATCTTCATGGTACTTTGTCCACGTATCCACCCTTGCTTTAGGCATGTACAAATCCTTTCTTATGGATTCCCCGAGGACTATACTTGTGAACAAGTATAGGACCCGGGAGGGCACCTCTCATACTATGTTAAACATAGGTTAGAGAGGCGGGTGTTGCACCTAAGTGCCGGGAGCCCCCTAGGGGGC